TTGCTTCACGAGATTTGCCATATTGGCTACGAAGTTTTTGGGTTGAATGATGATGACGAAATTCCTACGATGAGTAATGAATTTTTAACGAGCGTTACTTCAAACATGATACAACAAATGGCAGGTTTAAACCCTGAACTATTCCAATTTATTTTTGCAGACAATGATTAACATTAAAGACATTTACGACAACATAGAAGACTCTTATATGGATATTACTAAGAAGTACATCGCTATTTCTGAACATAACTTCCAAGAGGCTATGGGCAATCACCCTTCTACATTTGCTTTTTTTGCGGGTGTAATGGCATACGCCAAGAAAGAGGTAGACCGAGCCAATGTGCTTTTTGAAACTCGTGAAGCCGAGTTACGGGAAGCACGTAGAGAGGAGCTCCGAGCAGCAGGTCAAAAAACTACTGACCGAGCTTTAGACGCTTATTTAAAAACTCAACCCGAGCTACAAACACTTCGCAAAGGTATTACTGCGAAATCTCATAAATTTAATTTATGTAAGAATATTGTGTCCAGTTTGGACCACCAAAAGGATATAATAATACAGCTATCCGCGAACAAACGAGCAGAGGCTAAACTAATTGAACAACTTTAAAAACTATGGTTAACATCGACGAACTAAGAAAAAAATATGCCGAGATTAATAATCCTGGCGGCTCCGGAGGCAACTCCGATTTCCTAAGCAAATTCTTTATGATGGACGAAGGTACGTCCGTTGTACGTGTTCTTCCTGCAAAGGAAGGAACGGATAAAGAGTTTTATGCTGAAACCGCAATTCACCGTCTTAACGACAAGAATTATCATTGCCCACGTGTAAAGGGTGATAAGTGTCCTGTATGTGATACTTACTACAACATGTGGAAAAAAATTAATGCTATTGGTAAAGACACTCCTAAAGGAAAAGAACTGCAAGACATCGCACGTCAGATTAAGTCTCGTAAGCGTTTTTATATGAACGTTGTAGACCGTCGTGATGAGTCTGTTAAGATTCTTTCTGTAGGGCAAAAGCTTTTTGGTAAAGTACTAGACTGTTTCTTTGACGAAGACTTTGGCGATATCACGGACCTTAAAGAAGGTTGGGATTTCAAAATTGTAAAAGATACACAAGGACAATGGCCGAATTATGATAAGTCTTCTCCAAAGCCAAAACAAAGTGCTGCAGGTAGTGATGCTGAAAGTGCAAAATGGATGGACGAATTACATGATATTCATGGGCTGATTAAAGTGGCTGATTATGATGAGTTAAAAGGTATGATGATGGAACTGGAAGCCACAACTGAAGGTCCTCAACCTGAAACCATTACCTCTGACGCGCAAGCACCAGATGCTGATGATTACATGTCACATTTAAAAGACATTAAGGTGGATTAGTAGATGGGAGAAAAGCTAAAGATTTTAGCTTGTCCATCGAATCATGGAGGATGCGCTTACTACCGCATCCTCCTTCCTATGGAGAAGTTAATGGAACATTGTAGCGACCAAGTAGAGGTTCGCTTTGATGATAATCCTTTAGGTTGGAACGCCTCTGCAGGCACCCAAACCCCGGAGGATTTTGATTATGAAAATATAAAGTGGGCGGACGTAGTCTTCACACAAAACATCCATAACTTCGGAGGTCAGTATACAGCGGAAATTTTACGTCAGGCGGCTGAACATGGAAAATTCACACACTTTGATACTGACGACCTTCTCTCAGATTTGTATGAAGGTCATCGTCTTTATAAAGTTTATAAAGAACAGAAGCTAGACGAAGTAACAAAGTATATCTATAATAACGCTGATTTAGTAACTGTAACACAACGTAAGTTCGCAGAACGAATTGCAAAATTTGTAAGAGGAGCTTTAGTCGTTGTTAAAAATACAATTGATTATAATCTTCCTTGCTGGAATGCGACGAAAACTAAAGCACCTAAAAAAGTAACCCGTATGGGTTGGGTAGGAGGTATCCACCATGATGTAGATGTAAAACATTTTGCAGGGGTTCCATATATTGTCAACCAAAAGGTTGGAAAGGAAAGAGTGCATTGGGGTTTCTATGGTAAGCCAGCACAAGCTCCCGACCAACGTGACTGGCAGTGGGATGTGTGGGAAGGTTATGAACGTATCTTATCCCGTGGCTTTAAAGGTCATAAGAATTATCAAATTTATCCAGCGCTGCCCCCTAATACTTACGGGGAGATGTACCGCCATATCGACGTTAACTTAGCGATACTAGACCCTAACCCTTTTAATGATTCGAAATCAGAAATAAAAGCTATTGAAGGCGCTCGTTACGGCGTACCTTTGATTGCTACGGATGTAGGATGTTATGATGAGCTTATTGTTAATGGTGAAACTGGTTATTTAATTGACCCTAAAAACGCTAAGAGCGATTGGGTTAGAATTTTAACGCGGTGTATTAAAGACCCTAAGCACGTAAAAGAAATGGGAAGAAACCTAAAACTTTTGTGTGATGATTTATATGACGTCAATAAGGTAGTGCAAGGTCGTGTAGATTTATACCGTGAATGTATGGGTTTAAAAGCAGAAGCATTAAAACAATATAATAAAAATAAAAATAATGAAGTATCTTAGTATAGTCGCGTGTTTAAAAAACGAAGCTTTAAATTTGGCTGAATGGCTAGATTTTCATATGGCAGTTGGAGTAGAACATTTTTATTTGTATGACAATGGAAGTACTGACGGTACTAAGGAGATTTGTAAACGTTACGATAACATAACGTACTCTTACAATACCATGGACCTCTGTCAGTTCGCCTGTTATTTTAATGCATTAACTGCTTATAGAGACCAATCAAAGTGGATGGCGTTTATTGATTTAGATGAATTTTTATTTTCTCCTAAAGGAGATTTAAAAACACAGCTAAAAGATTACGAGCAGTTTCCCGGCATAGCCGTTAACGAAGTTTTTTATGGGTCGAACGGACATGAAACTAGACCTGCAGGAGGTGTACTACTAAACTACACTAAAAGAAACAAAGAGGTGAATACTCATATAAAGTCTATCTGCCAACCTGCCCATACCTTATGCTCCTCATTTAACCCGCATTCTTTTTTGTATACAACGGGCGGAGCCGTTAATGAAAACAAAGAACCGTGTCCTGGACCTTTTAATGAACCGGCTACAGCAGATATACTTCGTATTAATCACTATTGGGTAAAATCCAAACAAGAATACAAAGATAAATTGGACCGAGGAAGAGCAGACGTTCCATCTCGTGACCCAAAGTTTCGTTATAGCCAACAAGGTCGTGATTTAGAAAAAGTTATTTTACAAGATAACGAAGTTGAAGACACCTCTATCTGGAAGTTTTTGGAGAAAGGTAATGAGCAAAATTAAAATTATAACCGGGTGGTCTGCTGAAGGAGGCTCCACTTTTTCTCTTATGGAGTTATGTGATTTATTTAATGAGAGAGGTCATGAGTGTTATATGTATGGTCCGCATGACTGGCACTTAGATAAATGCGAAGGAGCCAGACCTATGACAGATTTGAAGATAGAAAAAGATGATATACTTATCGGACATTTTATCCCTCTTCCCGCTAAACATCCTTTAGCTAAGAAAACCATTTTATCTTGTCACGAGAAAGCCATTTTTAAATTAAAGGAGCAACAGATAGATGGATATGATAAAATACGTTATGTGAGCCAAGACCAGATGTTCTGGCAAGGCATATACGGTAAAGTAATACCTAACTGCATGAGAGGAGTAGAACCCTCTAAAACTCCTGACCAGAACATTGCAGGGGTAATTGGTACTTTATGTCCTTTAAAACAAACCCATATGTCTGTCGAAAGAGCTTTGAAAGATGGATGTGATAAGGTATTTATTTATGGAAATATTAATGACCAAGATTACTATAATAATCATATAAAACCAATTCTTAATGACCAAGTAATTTACATGGGAATGGAGATGGATAAACAAAAAATATACGATTCTATTTCGTGTGTATACCAATCTAACGCCGACAGCCAACCAGAAGCCTTCGGTAGAGTTAGAGCGGAATGCATTCGAGCTGGAATTCCTTATCATGGTAATAAAAGTGCCACAACCAAATTCGAGTTGTGGGACGAAGATAAAATTTATGATGCGTGGAAAGAATTATTAGAACTATGAGAACTATCGGAATTATTGGCTACGGAGAAATCGGTAGAGGTCTAGACAAAGTCTACAAGGAAAAAGGTTATATTCCTAAAATAAAAGACTTGTACATGGATGATGATTTACGTGATGTAGATGTGCTCAACATTTGTATACCGTTTACCGACTCGTTTGTTCGAGATGTAAAACATTACATATATGGTATTAAGCCAGGGATTGTTATTATTCATTCCACAGTTCCTCCCGGCACTACTCGTCTTGTTGGAGAGGACTACCCTGCGGTATGCCATTCCCCGGTTAGAGGTGTGCATCCTAACTTAGACGAGGGCATTAAAACCTTCGTAAAAGCTTTTGGTGGAGTAGCGGCTGTACCCGCAGCGAAACACTTTGAAAATGATTTGGGTATTGAATGTGAGGTATACGAAACCTCAGTCACTACTGAAGTAGCTAAACTATTAGACACCTCTTATTATGGTGTGTGTATCGCATGGCATGATTATGCTAAAAAATTATGTGATAAACATAATGTAGATTTTGACGAAGCACAAACACATTACAACCAAACTTATAATAACGGATACAAAGAGTTAAGAAAAGGTAACGTTGTACGTCCTACTTTAATACCTCCCGACGGTTCTATCGGGGGACATTGCGTTGTACCTAACGCAGAACTTTTACGTGAAGACTTAGACTCTAAATTACTACAAGCAATTACAGATTTAAAATGAAAAAAATACTATTCTTTCCTTTATACGCCGGCGAACTAGGCTGGGAGCTTATGGTTTGGCAAGGCTTTATACGTAAAGCCGCTAAAGACTTTGATGAAGTACACGGAATTTGTTTTGAGCCTTTCAAACATTTGTATGAAGATTTCACAGATAAACTTTATTTTGCTACCCCCCAAGAAAGGTTCACCCAACCCGCTCACGATGTACCTTCTGAATTCATATCCGACCTTAATAAAATGGGAAATGATAAAGAGATAGAGCTTCATGTTTTTGATAGCCGTGAAACAGTTCCTTATTGGAACCACCAAGAATTCGCAGAGTATAAATCTTATAAAAAGAAAACAAAGAAGAAGTACGATGCTGTTCTCCATTTACGTAACATGGAACATAGACCCGAAGACAATGGAGACCCTGAATGGAACAAGAAGCTTGTTAAGAGACTTCTATCGGAAGGGAAGAAGGTAGCTTTAATAGGAACCTCTAAAGGAAGCTATGACGTAGATTTTCCTGTAGACAAGTTTTATGATAAACCTTTATCTGAGGTTATTAAGGTTATCAATCAATCTAAAGTTGTTATCGGACATTCAAGTGGTCCTATGCATTTAGCTGCTTTATGTGAAGCTGAGATTATAGTTTGGCACAACCAGGAAAATTGGGGTGGAAAAAACGTATCTCAACGCTATACTAAAGACTGGAACCCGTTCAATAATAAAGTTAATTATTTAACTGAACCATCCGTAGAAGATATTGTTAAGATAGTAAAATGAAAGAATATAACACTCTTATTGATAATTTAAAAAACAAAGAGCCATTTGCATTAGGAAGATTTAATGATGGTGAGATGTTGGGTATATGGCAAGCAGGTCAGGTTGTAGCACGAGGTGACCAACTTGTTAATGTAGAGTTACGCGATAAACTAACCCAAGCTCTTCAGCACATGCAACACGAATATTGGGTAGGATTACCTTGTAGTAAATGTTTTCCCCAACACTCCAAGTTAGCGAAGAGCTTAGTTCACCCACAGTATCCTTACCAAACACACGCCGTAGTATTTACTAACCGCCATTGGAAAAATTTTATTGATGTATTCCCCGAGCTTATGAAGGACCGTACAGTATATTGGGTAGGTGGGGAAGACCAAACCTTAGAATGGTTACCTTTTCACGTTGCAACTCAATACGTAGTACCTAAACAAGATGCGTGGTCATCATACGAAGAAACAAAAGAATTTATAAAAGATTTTGAGGAGAATTCGGTAGTGCTTATTACATGTGGACCTATGTCCCGAGTTTTAACAAAAGAGTGGTATGAAAAAAGACCTGACCTCACTATTATAGATATAGGAAGCACTTTTGACCCATTCACTAGAAATGTATGGCACAACTGCCATAAAGGTTGGGAAGAAACTGGTTTCAATTTAACCGCTCCTTGTAAGGAATGCAATTAATGAGTAATCCATACCACACCGTCACACAGTTTGAAGAGACTATCGCACGTTATACAGGTGCGCCGTTTGCTGTATCGGTAGATAGTTGTACGGACGCCTTATTTTTATGTTTAAAGTATTTCGACCTGCCTGAACAGGAGATTACGATTCCCGCTTACACATACCTATCAGTACCTCAAGCAATAGCCCATGCAGGACATGATATTGTATTTGATAAAACTCTTGAGTGGGAGGGTATTTACCAATTGAAACCTTTACCTGTATATGACGCAGCTAAAAGGTTGACGTCAAACATGTACAAAGAAGGAACGTTTATGTGTTTGTCCTTTCATATTAAAAAACATTTAAAAATAGGAAAGGGTGGAATGATTTTAACGGACAATGAAGAAGCGGTAAAGTGGTTAAGAAAAGCGCGTTATGAAGGACGTAGTGAAAAAAAATATAAAGAAGATGACATCACTATGCTAGGCTGGAACATGTACATGACACCACAACAAGCTTCTCATGGATTAGCTTTAATGCAGAATTACCCGGAACATGTTCCTGATTTAATCGAGGAAGGTGGGTATCGTGACCTAACCGAATTCACCATTTTTAAGGAGTGTAAAACAGTATGAGTAATTTAATTGATTTAGGTCACGACTTACACCACTGGGTAGATATCTCACGTTTAAATAAGGACTCCGTCGTAATTGATGCAGGTGCTAATGTGGGGCTCTTTATAGAGGTTCTAAGAACCTATGTAGATTGTAAGATTATAGCTGTAGAGTGTGGTAAAGAAAACGTTGCTCATATAAAAAATAAAAACTTTGAGAATGTAGATGTTGTTGGGAAGGCAGTTGTAGGCAACAGTAATCAATCCATTACTCTTACTGAAATAGTAGGTGAGCCCAAAGGCGATGGTACAATGCGTTACCATCAATGGCATAACATCTATGGCAATCATTCTGACCACCAAA